TTGACTTTGCTATTCGTTCTTATACACCGGACTTTGTTCTTGATAATGGTATTATAATAGAAGTAAAAGGCTTTTGGTCTGTAGAGGACAGAAAGAAACATGCAAAAGTTAAACAACAACATACAGACTTAGACATCAGAATGGTGTTTGAAAATAGCAAGCGTAAAATAAGAAAGGGTTCTAAAACTTCTTATGGTATGTGGTGTGATAAAAATGATATACTGTATTATGATAGAATAATACCCCTTTCTTGGATGCAAGAAGAATTACTTTTTATGCCACCAGCGGTTGTAGTTATTAACGAGAGTAAGTTACAAGGAGTACCATATGGGCATAACATTTAACCAAATAAAAGTAAACGATTTTGTAATTGTGTTAAAGCCTGTTATGAGAAAGTTAGACACAGGTAAAGAGACTATGTGGACGGGAGAGGTAGCGGTGAAGCTACTTACCGACTTAGCAAAACATACCCTTAATGATTATGAGTTTGAAAACATGTCTAGGATATCAAATTTAATGGCTGCATCTATACCGGCAATGCACGAAAATAACATTGTACGACATATTATAGATTATTATTTGGCTAATAACTCTCTTGAATTAGATCATATTGATATAGAAGAAGTAGAAGAAGAAGTAACCGATAATAACATTATAAAGCTAACCTTTAACAGTGAAACAGAAGGAAATGCATAATGCCAAATGATGCCTTTATTAAAAATATGGAAAAAGAATTAAAATCTACTGCTATCAATTTACCCACTGGTAAAAAAGATATGGTGAATAGCCCCTCACATTACAATAAGCACGGGATAGAATGTATACAAGCTATTCGAGCTACATTAACAGATGAAGAATTTCGTGGCTATTGTAAGGGAAATGTGTTAAAGTATACTTGGAGAGAAGCCTATAAAAACAAAGATGAGGATTTACAAAAAGCACGATGGTATTTAAACAGACTATTAAGTGAATTAGGTAGCGATCCATGAAAGCTAGAGCTAATATATTTTTAGAAATTGACCCTGAAGAATTTTTCATGCCCGTTGATGGTAATCCTACAGATGAACTTACTGACATGCTATATGAACTATTAGAAAATCTAGATGGAACTAGTATTTTAAACCTAAAAGTTAAGTGCACTGGAGTACCAAAATATGAAACACATGAATGATTATCAAAGGTTTATTGCTCTTTCAAGATATGCACGTTGGCTTGAAGAAGAAAATAGAAGAGAGACATGGGAAGAAACTGTATCAAGACTAATAGAATATTTTTCTTACCATGTAGCTACAAACTTAGAAGTTAAACTCGATGTTGATATATGGAAAAAACTAAAACAAAATATTATTTCTTTAAACATTATGCCCAGTATGCGTTCTATGATGACCGCTGGCCCTGCTTTGTCACGAGAAAACATAGCGGGGTATAACTGTTCTTATATACCCATAGACAACCCCAAAGCATTTGATGAGGTGTTGTACATATTAATGAATGGTACAGGTGTAGGTTTTTCTGTGGAGAGGCAGTACATAAATAGTTTGCCTACTGTGCCAGACAGGGAGTTTGAATACACTGAAGATGTAATTTGTGTAGCTGATTCAAAAGAGGGCTGGGCAAGAGCCTTTCGAGATTTAGTTTCTTATCTATACACATGTCGAGTTCCTAAGATAAATGTAAGTAAGGTACGTGCAGCAGGAGCAAGGTTAAAAACATTTGGTGGCAGAGCGTCAGGACCACAGCCACTAGTCGATCTTTTTGATTTTACAATTACAAAATTTAAGGAAGCACGAGGAAGAAAACTAAACTCATTGGAATGCCATGACCTTGTATGTAAGACAGGAGAGGTTGTGGTTGTAGGTGGAGTACGTCGATCCGCTCTTATATCTTTATCTAATCTATCAGACTATCGTATGAGAGAAGCTAAGACTGGGCAATGGTGGGAAACAAACCCTGAAAGAGCATTAGCTAACAACTCTGCTGTGTATACTGATATACCAGATACAGGTACATTTATGAATGAATGGTTATCCTTATACCAAAGTAAGTCGGGTGAACGTGGTGTATTTAGTAGGCAATCTGCTCAGAAAAAGGCAGCACAAAACAAAAGGAGAGAATCTGATATAGCCTTTGGTACTAACCCTTGTTCCGAGATTATACTGCGCCCTAACCAATTCTGTAATCTTACAGAAGTTGTATGTAGAAGCAACGACACAAAAACAACACTTAAAAACAAAATAGAGATGGCTACTATTTTAGGAACCATACAGGCTACCTTTACAAACTTTGGGTATCTACGTAAGCGTTGGCAGAACAACACAGAGGAGGAACGACTGCTAGGTGTATCCTTGACAGGTGTAATGGATTGCCCACTACTCAACGGAACTACAAGTAATTTACCTGCTACACTAGAGTATCTACGTTCTGTAGCTGTGGAAACAAATAAACAGTGGGCTTCTAAGTTAAATATACCACAATCTACAGCTATTACATGTGTTAAACCTTCTGGTACGGTTAGCCAGCTTGTTAATAGTGCTAGTGGCGTACATGCACGGCACAATGAACACTACATTAGAACAGTTAGAGGAGACAATAAAGACCCACTGACACAGTTGATGATAAGTGTAGGTGTGCCATATGAAATAGATCATCTACAACCTGATACAACTACGGTATTCTCATTTCCAATGAAGTCTCCTGACAAAGCTATCTGTAGAAATGATTTGTCAGCTATACAACAACTTGAGTTATGGAAAACTTATGCAGAACATTGGTGTGAGCACAAACCTTCAGTGACTATTTCTGTTAAAGAAAAGGAATGGGTAAACGTAGGTGCTTGGTGTTGGAATAACTTTAGTTATCTTTCTGGTGTGTCATTCTTGCCACACACAGATCACACATATAAACAAGCTCCTTACCAAGACATAGACGAGGCAGACTATACTTCACTATTAGCTAAGATGCCAAAGAATATTGATTGGACTAAACTTTCGGCTATAGAAAAAGAAGACACGACAACAGGAACACAAGAACTAGCTTGTACTGCTGGAGTGTGTGAATTAGTAGATATTACAGCTTAATTAAGGACAATTTTATGTATAAAGAACGACATCCTCCTCTTTATGTTCAACATGACAAGGGTTATCGTGCGTTTAAGCGAGGCCGTATCATTAATCCCTATGAGAAAGAAAGTTCTTTTTATAAGGAGTGGGAGAGGGGTTTTAATAAGGCATATTTTGAAAACTTAGGAAAATTAAATGTCAGAACAACTTGAAAAAAACTTAAAACAAGAAGTTGATAACTGGAAACAAAAAAAGGAAGGCCATAAAGAACCTTCCTTGTTGAATGTATTAACTAATCATGTTAGAGATACCGATAACCCACAAACATATTGGAATCATGGTAAAGGTGCATTTATGAATAGTTTAAAATTACTTGTGTGTTGTGCAGCAGGAGTGGTACACTCAATTTTTCCTTGGTGGTTTGAGTTTACAACTTCAACCGCTGTCATCAAAGCATTTAAGATTATTGTAGATAGTAAGCGACACAGAAGAGAGATACAGGGTATTATACCTGACTACTTAAACAAAGATAGGTTTTAATTACCGTTTGTTTTGCCTGCATCCTTTATTTGTTCTTTAAGCTCCTCCACAAGTTCGTGGCGGGGCTTTTTTCTTTTTATTCGTTCAAGTCCATAATAAGCTCTAACAGTTTCATCATGCTCAATAAAATTTATTTCTAATACTCTAACCCTATCGATTAGACGTATGACAACTATGTTTAACTCTTTCATTTGTTTAGAGAGTTGTTCTCTTGTGTCTCTTATTTCTTCATCTAGCTCTTTACGCAACTCATCTGCATTCTTTATTGTGGCGTCATGTTGATCAGCTAGTTCTACCTTTAAGTTATTTGTTATCCATTTGATTAGCCACCATAGAGCATACCCTGCAGCAGCGGCAGCTACTACAGGGATGCCTACGGTTTCAAATAGTTTTATAAGAGAGGCTACGGTCATTGTGATCGTGATCTTTTTCTAAAGCGTTTAGCTTCTGCTATTAACCCTCTAATCTCATTTACATCATTTAAGTCTGGAGATCGTCCGAAACTACTTTTAAATGAGGATATAGCCATACTTCTCTCTGCATCAGGCATAGCTCTAAATTTAGTTTGTAGCAATCTTGCCATTTGTTTTTCTATACGCGCTTGTTTTTTAGGGTCTTGTGTATCATAAAATTGTTCTTCTAATTTTTGTGAAGCTATATCATACACAGTATCTCTTTTACTTGTTACAAAATTTCGTAAAGCATATTTTCGTTGTTCTGGAGGAAGCTCTTTATAAACATCCTCAGAAATGAAGGGGATAATATCACGTTGTACTATTTCTTGATAATGCTTTTTTACTATCCTTGTTAAAGAATCGTCATCTGGAACATTAGGAAATAGTTTCCATGCTTGTAGTCCTAATCTGTCTAATTCTTTTTGGAAAATATTTTTGTATTTAGGTGAACCAATTCCTATTAATTGTCTTTCTAGACCCTTTTTTCGTTTAGCACTAGGTTCTGATGGCAAAGCAGTTGGTATAATTATATCTCCCGCTGTACTTTCTTCCAAACCAAGTATTTCTGCAGAAGATATTATTCTAAAGTATTTTCCATCACTCGTTATTGGCAATGCTCTTAATGTAGTTTTTATAAACGCATCCATAGGACTAACATTATCGGTAGCTTTTATTCCTTCATATTCCTTTGGATCAAATGTAGCCATAACATCTCTAACAGCACCCATACTAACAAGAAATGTACTTGCAACATTACCTGCCATTTCCATTAGTGCTGTATTTAATTGCCTTGATGCAATTTCTCTTTGTTGTGCATCTTCAATAGAATCAACAGTAACGCCTTTACTAATAATAATATTATCAGCTATAGTATCTTGTATGTCGCCTAAAAGCTGATTACCAATTCCTGTTTTAAATTGAGGACCGAATGCAGCTTTTAAAAATTCTGTAAATGTTTGGTATTCTAACATTTTTGAATAAATTGGGTCTTTAGCAGTGTCCTGCCAATTGTTTTTAAGCTCATCTCCAATTAACATAGGAGCACCTGCAATTTTCAT